GATGCGGGAAAGCTCCCAGGTCGGCGAGATGTGGGAAAGATCCATAGCGAAAGACTATAAAAATTATCCTAAAATTAAAATCTGGGTATCCCCAGAAGGAAACTTTGAAATGCTTACATATATAAATAAAACTAAATAAAAAATCCCCATTGGTACCGGAAATACCAACGGGGAAAGGCACAATAGCTAAGCGTGGTAGCCATTGCAGAAATTATCATACCATAATTTCCTGCGATTGGCAAGAACAAATGTTCGTTAAAGGAGGAAATTATGGATAAAGAAAATAAAGTATCCTGGGACAACTTGGAGCAGTTTTTTGCAGTAGAGGTGATTGAGCAGTCCAAAAGAAATGCAAAGAGGTGGTTTTTGGCATGGATTGTCACTCTGGCGGCGCTGATCGGGACGAATGCAGCATGGATTTATGTGGCGCAGTCTTATGAGTATGTATCCCAGGATGGAAGCGGCCAGAACAACATTAACACTGGTACACAGGGAGATGTCACACATGGGACAGAGAATGAGAATTAAAAAAAACGGAAAAAGCCGTGGAATCAAAAGGAAGAGGAGGAAGAAGAAAAATGCATGATATCAGTAAGATGCGCCAGGCCCGGAAGAGACAGAAACTTTTCCGGGCGGCAGTGAGGTGGATGGTTGTAGCGACGCTGTTTAGCCTGTCCTGGCTCGGCCTGTACGTCCTTCTGGCTCCCTATATGATGCCAAGACTTGCCGTATTTTTTTCCGGCATGATGCTGATTCTGGCCGCGAAATTTTTAGAGGAGGAAGCATGAGCAGACGAAGAAATGGAACCAACCAGGCAATGATTCAGCTTGGCCTTAATCGGTACAAGCTTGGAAAGAAAAAGCGCCCTGGAGCGGTAACTCCGGTGGGCGCAGAAAAAATAACTTACACAGGTAAGTATAGCAGATAGGAGAGGGGATATCAATGGCAAGTAAAGAGATTCTGACGTTTTTGTCAGAGGAGGAGCATGAGTATATCGTTGGCCTTGTACAGCGGGATATCTTTCATGAGAGGACAAGCGAGCCGATTCCGATTATAGACAAATGCCGGATCTGGATAAAACTGGAGGATGCGAAAAAGAAAAATGAATAATATGTTGGACAGATGCGATGTCTGCGGCGCGTATCTGGAGGAGGATGGACGTTTGTGCCGGAGGTGTCGGGACAAGGCCGCCCAGCGGATGCGTAAAAAACAAAAAGGACGTGCAAGAGGGTCTGAAGTGATAGAAGGACTGGAGGCGTCAGTATGCTGGAGCATAAAGTAATTGATGGAACGAAACTGGTTGGATGGCTTAGGGGGCAGCAGTCAATTACTCCCTTATCTTACGCCGAAAAAGTTTTATATGAAAAAATAATCCATCATGTCGTAAATATGATGGAGGAAGAGGGTGTTAAAAACGGAGAACGGTAAGAAGTTAGAATTTAGGCTGCTGAATGCAGATGAGATTGATTGCCGCATCGCAATGGTGAAAGAATCTGGAGTGTCAATTCTGCTATATAAAGATGCGAGAGTAGACCAGAATATTCTTGATGAGGTTATTGGCCCTATGAATTGGAGCCGGTCTCATCAACTGATTGGCGACAGGCTATATTGTACAGTCAGTATTAAAGACAACGAAAGCGGAGAATGGGTTTCTAAGCAAGATGTTGGAACAGAGAGCTACACAGAAAAAGAAAAGGGACAGGCTTCTGATAGTTTTAAGCGAGCGTGCTTTAATTGGGGGATTGGCAGAGAGTTGTATACAGCCCCTTTCATCTGGATCCCTTCTAGCGTATGCAAGATATCTAAAGGACAAAATGGTAGATTTTCTTGCTTTGAGAATTTTTTTGTATGTGATATTGGGTACGATGATAACAGGCGAATAAATCTCTTGGAAATCGCAAATGGAAATGGGAAAATCATGTACTCTATGGGAGATAAACCAAAAGAAGAATCGAATCCTAAAATGGCAAAGTTAGAAGCTAAGCATATCAATGAATTATATATGCAACTGCAAAGAACTGGAGTGGGATTATCTGGACTCCTTAAAGAGTATCATGTGAACGATATCCATGACCTTACTATTATGGATTATGAAAAAGCCATAGACAGATTAAAATCCAGGCCAGACAAGCCTATTGATCTTAACACAATTCCTCCAGAAAATTCAGATGATCCAACCCTCCCTTGGAATAATCCACAGAGGTGATCCGAATGGAATGTACTGGAAAGCTAAAGAGCATTTCTCAAGATTGGATGAGCGGAAAGTGGGAAATCACATTTTCTACTGATGAGAACATTACTGGAGGAATAGAAAATATTAAGGACAAGCTGCTTCGTATTTGCGTAAAACAGCATCGTGAAAGGCGTAGCCTGGATGCCAACGCATATGCCTGGGTGCTGATGCAAAAGATTGCAGAGGCCATACGTACTGACAAGTGGTCCGTTTATTTGATGATGCTGGAGCGATACAGCCCTGTTTTTACCCATATCATCGTAAGGCCAGAGGCGGTAGAGCGTGTCAAGGGCGAGTGGAGGACTGTTAAAGTCCTCGGCCCCATACAGGTCAACGGAAGCACCGGGATCCAGCTGCAATGCTATTTTGGCTCCAGTACCTTTGACTCTAAGGAGATGGCCAGTTTTATTGACGGAATCGTATCGGAGTGCAAGGAAATGGGGATTGAGACCTTGCCGCCGGATGAAATTGAACGAATGAGAAGGGAGTGGGGAATCTGAAAAAGCTGTGGAGCATCTTTACGGACGATATGGACCATTGCTATTTTACTGGGTCTCTCCAGATTGAGAGGCATCATGTATTCGGCGGCGCCAATCGGTCCAGATCCGAAAAGTATGGATATGTAATCCCGTTGAGATATGACATGCACCCTAATGGGGCAAGGTTCCGGCCTACACCGGAGAACAAGAAACTTGACGGATACCTTAAGGCTGCGTGTCAGCGTGATTATGAGAGCAAGCACGGGACCCGGCAGCAGTTTATCTTCGAGTTCGGAAAATCCTATTTATAGCCTTCTGGTGGCGGAATAATATGTCACAGTATTAGATGCCATTTATATTACTCCTGGTCCGGCATAGGCCGGGCCGGAAAGGAGGAAGAATGAAACAAAGGAAAGATTTTGATGCTGTAAAGTCCAGAGTCTATAACTGCATAGGTACTGGATCAGAAAATGCTGTGAGCCGATATGAGTTGACCATTTTGACAGGATATCATGACCGCCTGGTCAGAGCAGCAATCGAAAGTTTGAGAAAAAAACACTCCATCATAGAACTCCACAATGGGAGTGGATATTATAAACCATCCAGGACAGCCCAGGGAGCCGTAGAAGCGGCTGAATGGATACGGAGGCAGAATAACAGGGCAAGAGCCATAAAAGCCTCTACAAAGGGGTCTGAGCGTTTTATAAAGAGCATGGAGAATATGATTCCTGGACAAATGGAAATGTTTGGAGGAGGAAATGGATAATGCGGAGCGGGACAGCCTCATATTTTACCGTAGTTTTGCGAAAGCAATCAAGCGGCTGCCGGAAGCCGAACAGCTAAAGGCTCTATGGGCCATCGTTGATTACGGCTTGGACGGAACAGAGCCAGAAGAAGAGGGCCTGTATATGGTTGCCTATGATATGGCAAAACCCCAAATTGACGCTAATATCAAGCGCAAAAATGATGGAAAAAAGGGTGGAAGGCCGTCGAAAAAAACCAGTGGTTATGAAAATGAGGAAAATATAAAAACCAGTGGTTATGAAAATGAAAAACCTAATGTAAATGTTAATGTAAAGGAAAATGTAAATGTAAAGGAAAAAGAAAATATAAAAGAATTATGCCCGGAGCTGGAAATATCCACTCCGGCCAGCCCTGCATTTGCACAAATCCCTTTGAATGACGGATCCCTGTACAACGTGACGGAGAACGACGTGGACGAGTTCCAGCAGCTCTATCCGGGCATAGATTGCAGGCAAGAAATCCGCAACATGGTTGGATGGTCAATGGGTAACCCTCGCAATCGCAAAACCAAAAGAGGAATCAGAAGATTTATCCACAGTTGGTTGTCAAGATCTCAAAATAGAGCGCCTACACAACACCAGGATGTTAAAAAGCCTAAAACCCGATTTGATAACTTTGAGAGTAGGGAAAATAACTATGAGGCGATGATCTGGGATGATATCAAAAACAGGAGGGAGACCAGTGATAATACGCAATGTGGCAGAGGCAAAAAAGAAAATTAAGATCGGGTCAAAGGTCACGATAATGACCCAAAAGGGAAGCACAAAGGACTCTTTGTATGCAGTTAAGACCGGGGTACAGAGAAAAGCAACGGTTATCGGCATATATGAGTATTTTGTCCATGTACAGCTTAAGAGCGGAGTATGCGAAAGTGTACTATGGTCGGATTTAATCAACGCCAGTGAGGAGGATAAGCGATGATCAAAGACAGTGGGGAGCGCACAAAATTTGACACCGGAGCTGTCCGGGACATGCATGCGGGCAAGGGGAGGATGGATCTCCTCCCTCTGTCGGCGCTGATCGAGTTGTCAAAGCACTGCGAAGAGGGCGCCGCCAAATATGGCGAGCACAACGTGGACAAGGGGATCCCGCAGCACAGCCTCTGCGACTCGGCTATGCGGCACCTGGTCAAGTATATGCGCGGCGATACAGACGAGCCCCATCTGAGGGCGGCTGCGTGGAATCTTATGTGGGCGCTGAACCAGACAGTGGAGCATCCAGAATTGGTGGATGTGCCGTGGAGAAACGGTTGTGAAGTGTGGGAGAATTTTAACAATTTAAAACGGCACTTAGAATCCTCAAAATGGATTCTCCCGGAAGAAAGGACCCCAGAAAACAAATCATATGTACTGGTATCCTTTGAAAATTTTGATCATCCAGATATCGGCAGGTACGAGGAAAACGATGAGGGAGGGAATTTTTATATGGGGTACGGATATTACACATATAAAAGCTGCGGGCTGTTTGTCAATGCCTGGATGCCGTTACCGGAACAGTATGATGAGAAATAAAGAAGGATACCTGGAGCCGACCGCGTGCAGAGCGATCCGGGAGGCCGCCGGAGAATGTGGTCAATTATGAAGAGGAAAGAAAAAGGATGACAGAATCAGAGAAACAAGAGATTTTAAATGAACTAGAAGAGCGGTTTGAGAAAAAATATAAAGGTTGTCTGAACAGAGAAGATACACAAAGCGTATTAAAAGAACCTAGAAATAAGTGGTTCAGAGATGAAAATGGTGGAGGAGGACATTCTCTGATGACAGATGCTTTTGATAACAGTATTGTGTCTTGGCAAGTATGGGAAACGATACGAAAGCTGACCTGTGTTATTTGTGGAAAGCAGTATGTCAGACACCTTGCAAGAATCGAAGAATCAGAAGAGATTGCAGAAGAAATATGCCAGTTTATCTACGATTTGAGAATGAGATACAAGGAGAACAGCCATGATTGAGTGCTTGGAAATTGAGAATTTTGTAATTTTGCATATGTTCAGACCGTATATGCCGAGTTTGTTACCGGGAGAGTTTCAGGGATTGGAATACTGTGAGGAACAGAATAGAATTGAACGAAAATTACGTTCTCATCCAAAATATATCATTGATATTTTGGAGAAAAACCCAGAAACCAAACGGCGAATTTTTAACAGACTTCGGAAGTGTGGTGGTGTGAAGTTCTACAGGTATCTGGATATGAGTAATCCGGTGGTTCAGTATGTTAAGAAAGGATTGGAAGATATATTAAAGGAGCGTGATAACGATTGAGCCAATACAAGAATATCGCAAAGGTGAAAGCCATAGAGCAAAAGCACCGGGAGCGGCTGTTGAAAGTTAATCCGGTGCTTGATGATAACAGCGGAATCTACTTCCTTACCCGGACCGATGGAAACGGAATCAATTATTTTTACATAGGCCAGGCAGTACATATCATGCAGCGGATGTGCAGTCATCTCACTGGATATCAGCACATAGACCTCAGCCTCAAAAAGCGAGGATTCTGGAGCGAGGAGAATCCCTACGGTTGGAGAATCGGGATCCGGCACTATCCGGCGCCAGAGCTTGATAAGTGGGAACAATACTGGATCCTGGAATATACAAAGCGTGGTTATCAGTGCCGGTATAACAAGACCGCCGGTGGCCAGGGAGAGGAAAAGGAGAAAATCAATGACTTCCGTCCGGCAAAAGGATACCGTGACGGGCTGGCCCAGGGGCGGAAGAACATGGCAAGGGAACTTGGACATATTATCAGCGTCCACCTATCCGTAAGTCTGAAGCCGGAGAAGCAGAATAACAAGGTATCTCAGAGGGCTTTTGAGAAATTTAATGAGCTTTTGGAGGAAGGAAAATGACATTCAAAGAATTTGAAACATGGTATGAACAAAGAAATTGTGATGGGCATTTGGGTGCATTAGAAAGCATAGGGTGTAGTTGTATTATTGAAATAGTACACAAAAAATGGTTTTGGAAAAGAGAAAAGTTTTGGAAAGAAAAATACGCCACGGATGTTATGGAACTGGTTGTGAATCCGATCGAAAAGAAGATTACAGAACTGGTAAATTCGGCAGATGACAATATTTGATTTTATGGAGGAAAAATGAGCAGAAGTAATTTCAACGTTTTTATCTATGGCAGACAGGTAAATTCCGGAGGAAAGACGGCCCTGTGTGGGAAAAAGAAGAAAAGCCGGAGGATTAAGAGGGGAAAATAAGCGAAGGGGGTGGATAAGTATACGGACAAGGGAAAAGACACTCATTGACCTGGAAGTATTTCCAGGAGACGAGGGCAGATTGAAGGAGCGTTGCCGGGACTTGAAGCCGGGGGAGTATTCCACCCTCTACAACTGTGCAAAAAGTGCGGCTCCTGGCCTCGAGAAGGCCGTATGCGAGTCTATTACCAAAGAGGGCGAGGGATACCGCACACTGATTAAAAAAGGCTGGAACATCCCTGTTACGGAGGACGATTTCTACTCATACAAGCGCGGCACAATGGCCAAATTTTACCACTGGCTCCGTATGACGGGACAGTGGAAAGGCTGAAAATGTGAGGAGAGGTAGCACGCGGAATTGTGGTAAAATTAAGATAAAGGAATGAGAAGATGAATCTTAATTTGACACTTAAAAAACTTCAGCGCGCGATCCTCTCCACTGGCCTTATTGTCAAGATCGGAACCAGCCAATTTTACAGCCCAGAACAGGAGAGAATGATAACCATGTGGATATTGTCAACACCTACACTCCAGGAAACGAGAAACGGCTGGCGGATGAGGGACTATGAGATATTGCGAACGGCGAGCACGGTGGAGGCTGTCAAGTGCCTGGCGGAGATATGGGAGCAGATAAAGGAGTGAAAGAATGGATAATCCAGAGTTTACAATCAAGGTGGAGCCGTTTTCCTGGGATGATAACTTTTCCGAGGTGGCGTTGGAAGATTTCTCGCGGATCCAGAACAATCTGCCCTATGTAATGTCCCAGAATATTGGGATGGCACTGGCAAAGCTCAAGATGCTCGAAGAGGCTGCTGCGGAAGAGAAGAAACCGGATGCGCCCGACGGATTTGTAACCACAGACTTCCCAGAAAGCTGTTTGACCTGTGATTTCTGCCATGAGCGCGACTATGATAACAGGCAGATGATACAGGGGAAAAGATTTTGCGGGATCGAAAACGTAGAAGTGGATAGATTCTGCTCTTATGAGAGACCGGGAAAGCCGGATTGGTGTCCGGTGAAGAAATTGCCAGAAAAATGCCCAATGCAAACGGAATCCGGAAGGCGTGTGATAGATTGGATGTATAACGCCGGGTGGAATGCTTGTGTGGACAAAATGATCGAAGGTGGTGGATAAATGCTTACACCGAAGCAGAAGGCGTTTGCGGATTATTTTTTACAAAGCGGGAATGTAACTGAAGCGGCGAGAAAAGCGGGATATTCGGAGAAAACAGCGGCAGTAATAGGCAATGAAAACTTAAAAAAACCTAATGTTTCCGCATATATCGCAGAACGCCAGAAACAAATCGACGATTCCCGCATCGCAGACGCCGCCGAGGTGCAAAGATTTTATTCTGCGGTGCTGCGGGGAGAAGTCAAAGACCAGTTTGGACTTGAGGCTTCGCTGGATACACGAATGGCCGCCGGGCGGGAACTGATGAAGCGGCATGAACGGACGGAAGGACAGAACACAGATGCCGGCGGCATTGTTATTGTGAATAACATACCGAGGGAATAAAAGAAAATGGCTGATACAATCCAACTTACAGACATCATAGCCCCCGCCTTTTACCCCGTCCACTGGGACATCCTGGACGGAAAGCATACATACTACGACCTATACGGAGGGCGCGGCTCCACGAAATCCTCTTTTATAGGAACAGAAATTCCGCTGGGAATGATGATGGACGCAAAGAACGGAGTACATTCAAATGCCGTTATCTTCCGAAAAGTAGGAAATACCCTCCGCGAATCCGTATTTGAGCAGATTGCATGGGGAATTGATGCGCTGGGAGCCAATGACCTGTGGGCATCCAGCGTCAGCCCCATGCAGTATGTATATAGGCCCACGGGACAGAAAATTATCTTCCGGGGGCTGGACAAAGCGAAGAAAACGAAGTCCATCAAGACCAGCCGGGGATATTTCAAATACCTCTGGCTGGAGGAATTGGATGAGTTCTCCGGAATCGAAGAAATACGTACAGTACAGCAGTCTATTCTCCGCGGTGGGAGCAAGTTTGTGGTGTTCAAATCCTTTAACCCACCTATCAGCCGGAGCAACTGGGCAAACGTGTACATCAACGAGCCGAGAGAGGACAGTTACCGACACAAGAGCGATTATACAAGCGTTCCGGCGGATTGGCTTGGCGATCAGTTTATAGCTGACGCTGAGCACTTAAGAACCACAAATGAGCGGGCATATCGCCACGAGTACCTGGGCGAGCCGGTGGGCCTGGGGACCAATATCTTTGACATGCTGGAGATACGGACGATAACCGATGAGGAGATCCAGACATACCAGTCAATCTATCAAGGGCAAGACTTCGGATGGTACCCGGACCCGAAAGCCTTTATCCGGGCCGCCTATGTGCCCAATAAGGAGCAGATTGTCCTACTGGATGAGCTGGGCGGGTGCAAGATCAGAAATGCAGACATGGCGCAGATGATAAAGGACAAGGGGTATGACGATTATGCTCTGATGTGCGGCGTGGATGAACAGGAAAGCATTGTGGACCTTCGGGACGCCGGGATCCCGGCCAGAAACGCCATTGTAACGCCGGGGAGCCGGAAGTACACCTTTGAGTGGTTACAGTGCCGGACGATTGTTATTGATCCGGCCAGAACACCACGGGCATACAAGGAAATTACAGAATACGAACATGAAGTAGACGGCAACGGAGAAGTGATAGCAGATTACCCGGACGGCAACGATCACTGGATCGACGCTCTCCGCTATGCAATATCTCCGATGGCTATGAGGAGAGGACACAGCGCATAATGGGAATTATCGCAACAGTAAAAAGGTGGATAGGGATGATATTCAGAAAACAAGCAGAAAAAGATTTCCGGGTAAAGGATATCGCATCGGCGCAGATGCTGACAAAAATCTCAGAATGGGCGAACATTTACCAGGGAACTCCGTACTGGTTGGACGCAGAGGAGAGAATTAAGACCATCAACTTTGCAAAGTCTGTATGCTCTGAGACAGCGCGTCTTGTTATGTTGGGGATTAAGATACAGGTCAGCGGCGGGGAGCGTGGGAAATGGCTCCAGGAGCAGATTGATAAGGCGTATTATAATCTTCGTGACTGGGTAGAGTATGGATGTGCATACGGCACAATCATTATCAAACCTACGGATGATGGGTTCGACTTTGTCTCCCCTCTTAATTTCATGGTGACGGAGACGGACGGGAACAACAATATTACGGGAATCGTTTTCCGGGAAACATATGAGGAAAACGATAAATACTACACTCGCCTGGAGTACCATAATTTCGTGGCAGAACATGAAGATGGAAAGACGGTATATCCGTACTACATCGAAAATAAAACCTACGTTTCCAAAAATTCGAGCTCTATCGGTGACCCGATTGCGATAACCGACACAAGATGGGCGCATCTGGCCCCGATTGAGCGGATTATAAAAGACAACAACGAGCGGTTAGATTCCTCCATGTTCGGGGTGTTCCGAACTCCCGGAGCGAATAATATAGACCTTGCTTCTCCACTTGGGATGCCTGTTTTTGCGTCGGCCATCGAAGAAATGAAGGACCTGGATATCGCATACAGCCGAAACGCAGGAGAGGTCTATGACAGCGAAAAGATAATCCTGGCAGATGACCGGCTTATGTACGACAGCGGGAAAAGCCTTAATGGACGTGTTGCGGATGTGAAGATGCCGCATTATGTCAAGAATGTGTTTGGTAACAGCCCGGAGGAGTTTTACCAGGAGATTAACCCGCAGCTTAACACTGATACCAGGCTTTCCGGGATTAATGCCCTTCTGTCCCAGATCGGGTACAAGTGCGGCTTTTCTAACGGGTATTTCGTATTCAACGAATCCTCCGGGATCCAGACAGCGACAGGCGTTGAAGCGGAGCAGCAGCGGACGATCCAGTTTATCAAGGATGTCCGGGACAAGCTGGAAAGCTGTCTGAATGATGCTATCTACGCAATGTCTGTGTATGCAGATGGGTATGGGTTAGCCCCCAAAGGTAATTATGATGTGGTGTACAGCTTCGGGGACATTACATATAATTTTGACGAGGACAGGGCGAGGGCGTACCAGCTTACATTACAAGGGTTTTACACAAAAGAGTATTACCTTGAAAAATATGAGGGATTCACGCCGGAAGAAGCGGCAGCAATGGTGACGGCGGCACAGCCGAAAGAAGAACCGGGATTTTTCCAGGAGGAATAACATGGAAATATTATTTGCAATCGTGGTAATTATAGGTACTGTTTTGCTTTTTGATTGTATTGATGGCGTAAAAAGGCAAAACAAAAGGAAGAAGAAAAAATAATAAGTGAGGAGGAATAAAATGAGAGAAGAAACTATGATTGTCATGACATCGGATGACGTATTTCAAGCAATCTTTGAATATCTGGATGGAAGAGGTATAGATTGTAGTGACGGACGTGTGGACTTTTGCCCCTTCACACAAAATGGAGAGTTCGATTTTGAATGTAAGATAACAGGAGTAAAGAAAAAATATGCTTGACCCTCATTATCTCCAGCAAATAGCGGACGGGGCGGAAAACATTGCTTCCCAGCTCCATGAGTACATAATCCGCCAGATCGTAGACCGCATGATGATACGCATCGGGCGGGGGGACGATTATCTCCTTACCTCCTCCGATGCGTGGCGCATCCAGGTGTTACAGGACAGCGGATACCTTTTACAGGACATCACGGCGGAGCTGACGAAGTACACGAAGCGGCAGGAGAAGGAAATCAAGGCGGCTATGGAAGAGGCCGGAGTCAAGGCCCTGGAATACGATGACAAGATATACCGGGCCGCCGGGCTGTCTCCCATGTCGCTGACACAGTCCCCGGCGCTGATCCGGCTCATGGAGCGGAACTACAACGCCACCCTGGGAGAGTGGCGGAACATGACCCGCAGCACCGCAGAAGCCGCACAGAAGCTTTTTCTGAACGAATGTGATTTTGCCTATAACAAAGTCATGAGCGGGGCCATAAGCTACTCACAGGCCGTCAGAGAGGCCGTGGAGAGCGTTGCAATCGGCGGAGTGTATGTGGACTACCCTTCCGGTCACCGAGACACCATAGAGGTCGCCACAGCGCGGGCCGTGCGTACCGGGATAGCCCAGGCGTGTGCAGATATAACGCTTGCCAGAATGAAAGAAATGGGCTGTTCACTGGTCTTGACATCGGCGCATATAGGCGCACGTACAGGGTCAGGAGGGCCAGATCATACAAACCACCTATACTGGCAAGCCGGAATATATTCTGTTGACTGGGACAAGGTTGACAAGGCAAAGAAAAAAGAGGGTGGTTAATCCCTCTTGATACTTTCGAGATATGCGGATACCGCTTTATCGAATAATTTGCTTAAAGGTATCCCAGTTTCTTCAGAATATTCCTTCAGCTTTGCATATAACTCTTTGTCGATTGATGTAGATATAGCAGTACGATTTTTTAATCCTCTGTTAGATACCATATGAACGCCTCCTTTTAAAATAGAATACCATATCTTTTTATTCATTGCAATTACTTTCAATTTATGATAAAATAAAAATAAGTTGAAATAAATTGAAATAATAAAAGGAGAGATTATATGACATTTGAGGAGTTTTGCGTAGAAAATGGAAAAAGGCAAAAAGAAGAAGTACGTCAGACTGGAAAATACTCTCATGGAATGGCTGGAACAAGGCTTTATAGAATATGGTCTGGAATGAAAATAAGGACTTCAGAAAATGCTCAGTCGCATAATAAAGTTGCATATTTTGATAGAGGAATAAAGGTATGCGAAGAATGGGAAAGATTTGAAGCGTTTTTATTTTGGGCTTATATAAGCGGATACAATAAAGGCTTAACGATAGACAGGATAGACGTTGACAAAGGATATTCCCCTGATAATTGCCGTTGGGTTCCGCTGAAATGGCAAAATAATAATAAACAGAGTAGTTGGAAGATAGAGTATCAAGGACAGACAAAAACTGTAGGAGAATGGGAACATTTTTTCGGTGTTCGGCGCGAATATATCAGAGGAAAACTTAATCATGGCTGGACGTTTGGAGAAATTGTAGAAAATATAAAAAATCCCACAACGCTGAACAAGAACAATAAAAGCGGAATAAAAGGAGTTCTGTTTGACAATAACCATTCAAAATGGAGGGCTTATATTTCCGTAGGTGGGAAGCGTGTGGAAGATAGAGTTTTCCGAACAAAGGAAGAAGCTATAGAAGCAAGAAAACAAATGGAGTTAAGATATTGGGGTTATACCAATATTGAATAAAGGGGGCGATTGAATGAGTAGTTTGTATCCAGATTTTGTTGATACCTGTGGCTGGGGCAAGGTTGACGGGATTTGCGGGGCAAACTGCCGAACGTCATAGCTTCGGCCCGTACTATGAGGGACAAGAAAATCCCTATAAAGATATAATGACAGCCGATAACGTTCGCATAGAAAAGCTGGAGCAACGCCAGCGTACCCTTGAGCGTCGTGTCCGCAAGACAAAGCGGGAGGTCATGGGGCTACAAGAGGCCGTGGATAAATGCCAGGACGAGGCGGCAAGGTTTGAATTGCAACAGACCCTTGACCGAAAATCCTATCTCCTGTCCCGGCAGAATAAGGCATACAATGAGTTTTGCAAAGAGAACAGTTTGCGACCGCTTTCAGAACGCCTCCAGATTGCCAAGTGGTCAAGAGAACAGGCGGCAAAAGCCAGAGGGGCGGCGCGGCGGTATCAGAATACGAAAGGGGAATGATTATGCCAATTATGATACAAGGGATCATAGCAACGAATCAAGCCAATGCAATTAGGCAGAGGAGAGAAGAAGAGGAAAAACGTAAGAAAGAGAAGGACAGGAAAGAAAGTGAGCGCAAGAAGTGAGCAGATGGAAACAATTCAATCCTAATCCCAGCGCCCGCCGTGTAGGCGATTGCGTTATCCGGGCGATATGCAAGGCCCTTGACATTGATTGGGAGACAGCATTTTCCGGTGTGATGGTTAAGGCGTGTCAGCTTTCGGATATGCCGTCTGCCAACGTTGTGTGGGGAGCGTATCTTCGGGACAACGGATTCCGGCGGCATATCGTAGACGATCACGGACAGTATATTTACACAGTGGAGGACTTTTGCCGGGATCATCCGGTGGGAACATATATCCTGGCTATTGACGGACATGTGGTGTGCATACAGGACGGGTATTATTGGGATACATGGGACAGCGGACAGGAGATACCTATTTATTACTGGGAGAGATAATATGAGTAGATGGCTAGAGCAACTTCCGGACGGAACATACAAAGTAGATGTTTATGACAAAGAAGGCTGTAAATATTTCTGTAATGAAGTATGTTGTAATGACCAGTGCAAAATGTGTTGTGACTTTCCGGACCCAGACGAGGATTGTAAAATATGCCAATATTTTGAACCGGAGGACTGATACATGGACGTAATGGAGACAGTACAGACGATACTTGCAATTTGCGGAGGTATTTCCGTTATTGGCGGTGCGGCGGCGGTGATCCACAAGTGGATTGCTCCGGCGGTTAAACTAAATGACCGGGTGGAGACACTGGAAAGACACGACAAAAGAGATTATGAGGCCATGCAGGAAATCAGAGAAAGAGACAGCCTCATCATGGAAACGCTGGTGACTATGCTTAACAGCCAGATATCCGGGAACAACGTGGAGCAGTTAAAAAAAACGAGAGACAAGCTCATTTCCTATCTGGCACAGACGCAGTAAGGAGAATCTTTTTGAAGGTATATGATTTCACGGTGCCACAGCTGGCATATTACGAAGAATTTTGCAATTTCAGCCCACAGGAATCCGCGCTTTTTGATCTCAGAAAGAAGGGCGTACCTCTGGAACAATGTGCGGAGATTATGCACTGTGAAATGACAAATGTCAAGAAGATTAGCCGAAGAGTAAATAATAAGATTATACAGTTGACAGACAGTAAACGCATGAATGAGTGGATAAACAAGGTTTACTGGCCAAAAGTAATTAACAGGGAATAGTTTTTATGCTATTCCCATTTTTCAGAGCAATATCCGATAGCTTGAGGGATGGAGTAATTTTCGCCTCCACATCTTTGTGTTAGAACATAGCGACAGTCTTTCCAGCCTATTCGACTATCATCACCCAGTATTTCACTTAAGGATAAATCCTCAAAAGATATAAGCCCATGCCATTCTGCTAAAATGTTATTGAACATCTCTTCTTTTGAATTGAAAACTTTCTTTTCTCTCATTGCTTCTTCTAATCCTCCGCGATGAGGCCGATAGATAAACATAATATAGTCCTCCTATTTTTTAGAATATAATAGCACTTTTTATATACTTTTTAAAGCCTTTAACAGCACTTTAAGAGCCTGTCAGAGGCTTATTTTTTATGCCATAATTTAGTCATACAAAGTCATTGATTTAGTCATAGGAGGGACAGGCATGGCATTACCATACACGCCTGGATATGGGTACAATCCATATCAGTTTGGGCAAATGAATCCATTACAGCCGCAAATGGACCGGCTGGCGCAGATGCAGGCCCAGTATCAGCAACCGCAGCAATCCCAGCAAGTAAACCAGGGGATTTTGTGGGTCCAGGGCGAGGCGGGGGCCAAGTCGTATCTTGTGGCTCCAAACACAAGCGTCCTTCTGATGGATTCCGAAACTTCCAATTTTTACATAAAGACCACAGATGCCGCCGGGATGCCGACGCTCCGGACGTTTGCTTATAAAGAGGTTGTTTTGGGCTCGCAGGAGCCGCAGAAACAGGCCGAAATAAATCTGGACGATAAATATGTTACCAGACAGGAATATGACGATTTACGGGGCAAATACGAAGAATTGTACAGCTATCTTGAATCGGCAACAAAGCCAGAAGGAGGTAAGCATGGCGAATCCATTGTTTAACGCTTTGAATGGTGGGGGCCCATCTGGAATGATGGAACAGTTCCAGCGTTTCCGGAAAGAAATGGAAGGTAGGAACCCCAATGAGGAGATCAATAAACTGTTACAGTCTGGCCGGATAAGCCAGCAGCAACTTAACCAGGCCCAGCAGATGGCCCAGCAGATGCAGGGCGTATTCAAAGGCTTTTTTAAATAGTACATAACCGGGTGCACACGGTTTGTAAATATCATAATCGGAGGAGATTATTACTATGACAGACGGATTAACTGCTTCTGATGTTGCCGTTTTAACTGGCGGCACAGGGAGAAATGACGGCTTCGGTGGAGATTGGGGAGCCTGGATCATCCTGTTTTTAATTTTCGGTATGTTTGGCTGGGGCGGCTTCGGCGGTTGGGGCGGAAATGGTGGAGGCGCAAACTCTCC